ATGCAAAAAAATCCGGACAAAAATTTTGTGACCGTAGAGGTTGATCCAGCAACAGACGAATATTATGTTACAATACCTGAGTGGATCATCAATGATCTTGGATGGTATGAAGGTACTGAGGTTAAATGGGTCATTGATGGCGACGAATTGTTATTAAAAGAGGTTCAAGATGAATGAAGTAATGGGCACTATGTATCACATTTATTTAAAAGATAAATGTTTACATTATGGATTAACAGAAGAAGAATTTTCAAAGGCTTGGGAGACTGCCAAGGGAATGATAGTTCTCATGAAAACCGAGTACACGATTGATGACCTGAGTTATGAGGAACTCAACTACTCAAGGAATGCAATGCTCGACTCATCACACTGATTGACTAACCACTATATAAGTGGTATGATACTGAAGTAAAAATCATTCGATTATGGCAAAAGGATTCACTGTAAAAGCGAAAGCACCTCTTCCACAGAAGACTGAGGAAGAGTGGGATTATAATCTTGCAAAAGAAATGGTAAGGGGAAAGACAATTGTATTTTGTCTACCTGGTAGAGGAGTTTCATATACTTACTTAAAGAATTTTGTTCAACTTTGTTTTGATCTTGTACAGTCTGGAGCAAGTATTCAGATTAGTCAAGATTACAGTTCAATGGTAAACTTTGCACGTTGCAAGTGCCTCGGTGCAAATGTTCTACGTGGTCCAGATCAAAAACCATGGAACGGACGTTTAAATTACGACTATCAACTATGGATTGATAGTGATATTGTTTTCAATTCAGAAAAGTTTTGGCAACTTATTCTTTTGGATAAGGATATTGCAGGTGGTTGGTATGCCACAGAAGATGGATCAACAACATCCGTTGCACACTGGTTAGAAGAAGACGACTTCCGTAATAATGGTGGTGTAATGAATCACGAAACGGTTGACAGTATTTCAAAGCGTCGTAAACCATTTACAGTTGATTATACTGGATTCGGATGGCTTCTGATTAAGAACGGAGTCTTTGAGCACTCTGAGATGAAGTATCCATGGTTTGCACCAAAAATGCAAGTCTTTGAGTCTGGTGAAGTTCAAGACATGTGTGGTGAGGACGTTTCATTCTGTCTCGATGCCAAGGAAGCAGGTTTTGAGATCTGGTGTGATCCTCGTATCAGAGTTGGTCACGAAAAAACTCGTATCATCTGAGTCTTATGAGCAAAGAGGAATTTTACACCGTTTATGTCGATGGTGTTGAAACCCACAAAAATCTTACAGAAGATGAATATTTTGATCTGATGCAAGATTTTGCGATAGAATACTATGAATCCCAGGGTTCTAAACCTGGGAAAGTCACTTTTAAAATCACTCAAGGAGATTAATTCTTATGGCAATGCGTAAAGGTGGTGGGTATGTCAAGGGCGCACCCAAAAAATCTCGTCAAGGCTGTGGCATGAACACCAAATATGCCGCATCTTCTCGCAATAAAGCACGAAAGAAGTACCGTGGTCAAGGTAAAGGTTAATTAATACTGCACGGGCGGGTTTATACCCGCCTTTTTACTAAAAATAAATACAATTTAGGGATAGAAACCCCTTAAAAAGTTCTGTTTTGTCAAAAAAGACCAAACAGGAGCAAAATGTACTACAAACAAGTAGACAGGGATGTCAATTACATGTACGAAATGTGGGGAACAACCAAATTAATCACTGATTATTGGTCACTTCCGCAACAATCCAATGATCCAGAAGAATTTACAACCGAAGAATTAGAAAAACAACCGCATAATCTTAAAATACAGTCAGAATTGCATCAAAAAATAAGAAATGATGACGATTATGATGACTGGTCGTATGGAACGGAACCAAATTATGGGGTTTCCTGGTAAGACTCATAAATAAATGTAGAAAAAAGTCCTTTCCAATGGCAATCAAAAGGGTATCGAGAACATTCAAAGACATTAGTTTATCATTTGAACCTCATCCTATTACTAAAGATTTGCCCATTTTGAAAAATGAACGGGCAATCATTCGTTCTGTTCGAAATATTAGAAACTATTCCTACAGAAAGGTTTTTTAATCCAAATTTTGGTAGTGATGTAAGATCTTCACTATTTGCGACTATTGATTATGCAACAATTGCAATTATTGAAGATCAAATCATTACAGCGATTAAAAACTATGAATCGAGAGTTGAAAATATAAGAGTTAGTGTGAACCCACTTTATGATGATAATACTCTTGAAGTTGAAGTAATTTTTAATATTATTGGGCAGGACTTTCCAACACAAGAGTTTACATTTATTCTAGAGGCAACGAGATAAAATGCCTTTTACAAATTATACAAATCTAGATTTTGATCAAATAAAAACTTCGATCAAAGATTACCTTCGGGCAAATTCAAACTTTACAGATTTTGATTTTGAAGGATCTAATTTTTCAGTATTAATTGATGTACTTGCATATAATACGTACATCAATGCATTTAATACTAATTTATCTGTAAATGAAGTTTTTCTAGATTCTGCAACAGTACGAGAGAACGTAGTTTCTTTAGCTAGAAATATAGGATATGTTCCAAGATCAAGGAAATCTTCAACGGCAGTAGTTTCTTTTAATATTGAAACTGAAGAGACGGGTCTATTATATCTCCAACCAGATTTAGCATGTATTGGATCAACCAAAGATTCATCATACATATTTTCAATTACCGATGAGGTATCTGCAACTATTAATGATGGTATAGCATCATTTGATAATCTAACAATCTATCAAGGAAGACACATAAAGCATACCTTTACGGTTGATGCTTCGTTAGATCAGAGATTTATTTTACCAAATCCATATATTGATACATCCACAATTAGAACTTATATTAAAGGTCCAAATGACACTGGAACTGGCAAAAAATATTCATTAGTAGATAACATTGTATCTGTTAACCAAGATTCTGAAATCTTTTTAATTCAAGAAGTAAAAGATGAAAAATATGAACTATTATTTGGTGATGGTGTAATTGGCAAAAAACTTGAAAATGGTAGTGAAATTACAGTTCATTATATAGTAACTGATGGTCGCGATGGTAATGGTGCATCACAATTTTCGTTCGCAGGATCTCTCAAAAACTCCAATGGTGTGCTGACAGTACCAGAGAATAGTACCGTCACTGTAACCACCTTACAGGAGTCTAGAAACGGTGCAGAGGTGGAATCTATAGAGTCAATCAAACATTATGCACCAAGGATCTATTCTTCTCAGTATAGAGCAGTAACTGCAAATGATTATGAATCTATAATTAAAACAGAGATCTATCCAAATGCAGATATTATCACTGTAGTTGGTGGAGAAGAACTAAATCCACCAGAATATGGTTCTGTAACAATATCAATCAAACCAAAGAATGGTTTATATGTATTAGATTTTGATAAAAATCAAATACTATCAAAATTAAAGAAATATTCTATTACTGGCATCAATCAAAAAATAGTTGATATCAAAGTACTTTATATTGAATTGGATTCTTCAGTCTATTATAATGAATCAAAATCATCTTCACCACTAGCATTAAAAACAAAAATACAAAAATCACTTACTACTCTTTCGGATTCTTTATACTCAACAAAAATAGGTGGAAGATTTAAGTATAGTAAAGTGATTAATTTAATAGACGATTCAGATTATTCAATTACATCGAATATTACCAAGGTTATTATAAGAAGAAATCTGAATGTATTATTAAATCAATTTGCAGAATATGAACTATGTTATGGAAATAAGTTCCATGTTAATAGTGAAGGTTACAATATTAAATCAACTGGTTTTAAAATTCCATCACAAAGCGGTTATCTGAATCCAAATAGTTATCTGTATTTTACAGATATACCAAACACCGATAAAAAAACTGGGGTTATTGCAGTAATTAAACCTGCAGAAGTTCCTGGAGATAAACCCAAAACAATTGTACAGTCTGCAGGAATTGTGAACTATGTTACTGGAGAAGTCAGACTAAATGCCATTAATATTACAGAAACTGAAAAACCTAATGGAATTGTAGAGATACAAGCTTTCCCAGAATCAAATGATGTTATAGGATTGAAAGATTTATATCTTTCATTGGATATTCAAAAAACTAAAATAAATATGGTTAAAGATGTGATTGCATCTGGAGAAAATACTTCTGGTGTTCTTTTCACATCAGATTATTATAATTCAAGTTACTCTAACGGAAGTCTAATAAGGAATTAATATGATACAAGATAGTTTTGAAAATAAAGTTAAAGTTCAGGATATCATAAACAACCAAATACCTGAATTTATATCTTCTGAAAATCCAAAATTTTCAGAATTTTTAAAACAGTATTATATTTCTCAGGAAATACAAGGTGGAAACACTGACCTTGTTGAAAATCTTATTGAGTACATAAGATTAGATAATTTGAATTCAAATACACTAAACGATTCTAGTACTCTTAGTGCGTCTATTTCTAGTACTGATTCGACAATTTATGTATCTAGTACTAAAGGATTTCCCAAAAATTATGGATTAATCCAAATTGGATCTGAAATTATAACATACAAATCAAAAACTAGTAGTAGTTTTGTAGATTGTATTAGGGGTTTTAGTGGTGTTGATCAATATCAACAAGAAATAAATTTCTCTTCTACAAATGCATCTTCACATAATTCCGGAAGTAATGTAATCAATTTAAGTGTATTATTCCTAAAAGAATTTTATACCAAAATCAAATCTTCAATTTTACCTGAATTAGATAGTACTAGTCTATATTCAGAGCTAAATGTTAATAACTTTTTAAAAAGCACAACCTCTCTTTATAGATCCAAAGGAAGTAAAGAATCGATTAAAATTCTTTTTAGAGGTTTATTCGGAATAACTCCACAAATTATTGATTTAGAAGCATATGTTATAAAAGCATCTAATGCAGACTATTTGAGAAGAAGAGAAGTTTTACTTGAACTATTATCAGATGGAAATCCATCTAATTTGGTCGGACAACAATTACAAAAAACAAATGATCCGTCAGTATTTGGTTCAATATCAGAACTAGAAATATTTACTAGAAATAGTAGAACTTTTTATAAATGTTTACTATACATTGGATATGATAACTCACATATCGACTACATTGATGAATTTAAAGTAACTCCATCCACAAAGGTAGTATCTGCAATTCTAAAAACTGACAATTCAAATACCATAAGTGTAGATTCTACCATAGGATTTCCACAATCTGGTAGTATTTTATATGGTTCCAATGAAATATTTTATACTGAAAAAAGTATAAATCAATTCTTCGGATGTAAAACCGATGGATATTCTCATATTAATTTAGACATACCAAAAACATCCATTATACATTCCAATGATACTTATTTTGGTTATGAGGGTGGTGACACAAGTAAAAAGGTAGAATTTAGATTACTGGGCAATATTTCTGACACGATAATAAAAGATACTGATGACAAAGATCATATACTAAGTGAAGACGAAGAGATTTTAGTTGGAAAATTGGGCAAAAATATCACTAATACTGATAATAATAATCTAACACAAATTTTTTCCAATAGTTTTCAATATAATACAAGTGTAAGAATTAGGTTATCCTATTTTAACAAAAATGGATCTACGGCAAGAACTCAAACGCTCTTAGACAAAAGTTTTTTGAAAGTAGGTGATACTGTAGAATTCCTAGAAAGAAACACTGAAATTTTAAATTCACAATTGACAGACGTAGAAATTGTTGCAATTGATGGTCAAGAAATAACATTTTCAAGTAATCTTTCTACATTAAGTAATCTAAAAGAGTATGATATTCGCAGAAAATTAGATATTAGTAACAGTGGTGCTGTTCCGCTAGCCTTTGATAACATTACTACTAATATTTCAAACGTGTATGTAGAAGATGATTATAATTTTTATGTTGCATCAAATTCTTTGCCTTCATATTCAATCACAAAAGATGTAACAAAATCAACTGCTAGTGCATTTAAAAATTATGTAACTTTACAAGAAAAATATTCAACCATAGAACTATCAAACACTTCATCATTTGTAGATGGAGATAAAGTATATTATTCATATACTGGTTCTTCTCCTATTGATGGTTTAAAGGAGGGTGAATATTTTGTAACAATTGAAAATAATAAAGATATAAAATTGTATCTTTCAAAATCTGGTATACCTGCCAATGCTAATCTTTATTACGCCAGTTCTAGCGCAGATTTACCATCTGGAACTCACACCTTTACGTTGAGTTCTCAAAAAACTTCTGACGATAAATTGCATCCGGCAAAATTACTCAAAAAAATAAATTTAAATAAAAATTATTCTGAAGGTGGAAGTGATGATATTGGATCAAATACTATAGGAATTCTTGCAAATGGTGTAGAAATACTTAGTTCTAAGTCTGTAGATAAAATCTATTATGGACCATTAGAAAGGGTAAAAGTAATAAATCCTGGTTCTGGTTATGATGTAATTAATCCTCCAGTTATCAATATTGAAGGAACTGCAAAAATACAACCAGTAGTACAAGGATCTATCGACAAGGTTTTTGTCGATCCTGTTTATTTCGATATTGAAGAACCAGTCTCAATTAAAATATCTGGTGGCAATGGAAAAAATGCTAGTTTAAAACCAGTATTAAAATATAAAACTAGAGAATTACTATTTAATGCAAGAGCATTGGATGATGGTGGTGGATTAAGTTATGATGATGAGACTATTACATTTTTGTCTGATCATAATCTTTATGAGGGACAAAAAATAATTTATAGTATTAATGAATTAGTAAATGAAAAGATTGGCATTTCTACATATGAAGGTCCTAATGTAAAAACTGGATATCTTGCAAACAATCAATCTTTCTATGTTGATGTAATAAATTCAAAGACTGTAAAACTTTATCCAACTATTCAAGATTATACTGTAGGAATAAACACAGTTGGTTTTTCAACAGAAGGTAATTTTGGCATACATAAATTTAGAACTGAGTCAAAAAGAACATTAGATTCAGTATCAGTTTTAAATCCTGGTGATGGTTTTACCAATAGAAAATTAATAGTTAAACAAAGTGGCATTTCTACAGTAAATGATAGTATCAATTTTAAAAACCATGGATTCTTATCTGGCGAAATAGTAACTTATAATTATCAGACTTCTGTAATTAGTGGTTTATCAACATCAAATCAATACTATGTCTTAAAAATAGATAATGATTCATTTAGACTATGCAATGCTGGTGTTGGTGGGACAGATACTAGTTATTATGATAGAGAAAAATACGTTTCTATCGAATCAACAGGGTCTGGATATCAGTACTTTAATTATCCGAATATAAGTGTAGAAGTTAGTTATATCTCTGGTGGTAATCCACAATTAAGTAATATTTCCTGTACTCCGGTTATAAAGGGATCTATCATTGATAGTTATCTTTATGAAGGAGGAAGTAACTATGGATCAACAGTATTGAATGTAGAAGTTTCACCATCTGTAAGTATCTTACAGGGACAAGAAGCTTCTTTATCTCCAATTATAAGTGGTGGTAAAATTGAAAAAGTTATCGTTTCATATGGTGGATTTAATTTTTATTCTATACCTGATTTAGTTGTCAAGAGTTCCACCGGAATTGGTGCAGTATTGAGAGCTGAAATATCTGATGGAAAAATAACTAATGTTGTTGTAATTGATGGTGGATATAATTATACTAGTGCTGATACTATCATAACAACTTCCTTCGATGGTAAAAATGCTCTTTTAAATCCAAAAGTTAGGGCATTAACAGTAGATAATTGCTATAAGTATGGTACCCAATATTCGGATCGTAGAGATCCATCACTTGAGTTTATATACAAGAACTTAAATAATCAACTCCAATACGTAGTCTGTGGTTATTCTGATTTATTAAAATCAACATTCAATGAATCATCTGATAATCATTCTCCAATAATTGGGTGGGCTTATGATGGAAATCCAATTTATGGTCCATATGGATATACAGATCCAGAAAAAGTTTCACAAATAAAACAATTAAAATCTGGATATACTAAAAATATTAGCAATATTACAAATAGACCATCTGGGTTTGAACTTGGGTATTTTATTGGGGATTATAAATTTGATAATTCTGGAGATTTAGATATTTACAATGGAAGATGGTGTAAAACACCAGAATTCCCTGAGGGAACATATGCATATTTTTCATCAGTAGATATTAACCCAAATAATGAAATTATTGGAAGATATCCATATTTTATTGCCAATAATTATAGATCAAAGAGTGTAGAAATTAACAAGAATAATAGATTAAATCAATCTTTTGATTTTGAAAGTGTCTCTTTATTGAGAAATACTTTCCCATATGGAACATATGACGAGTATTCAACCTATGATTTTTATCCAAGTAAAGACAATTTACTAAATCAGCAATGTAAAATCACAAGTATCACAAAAGGTGGTATTGAATCGGTAGAAATACTTTCTTCTGGAGATGGATTTAAAGTAAATGATGAGATATATTTTGATACTGACTCTTCTAATGGCGGTTATGGTTTAGAGACAAAGGTTTCTAGGATTAAAGGGCAAAGTATTACTAGTATAGACAATAGTTCTAAAGTCTATCTAAACGCTAAAATATATCCAAATTTTGCAAATAATGCAAGTATTGTTATTAATCCTAGTCATGAAATAAAAAATAATACTAAAGTAACTGTATCTGGTCTAACAAGTTCTTTTGCACCACTTAATGGTGATTACTTTGCCAAAGTAAAAACACACTATACTAATCTAGATGGTTCTATACCGACATATTCTGCCGGAATTGTAACTGACATACAATTATTATCATATCCAAATTTAGTTTCTATTGGAAGTTCTCTTAAGATTAAAACTGTAAGTTCTACAACATATGATCAATATTTCACTATTTTAAATTATTATGAAGGTGAGGGTATTGTAAGATGTAAAAAAACTGGAAATTCTGGATTAAGTACTGATAGATCACTAGTAGAATTTTTACCAAATTCATTTGATATTGATTCAAAATCTGAGGCATTTAATTTAAAACCAAATTATAAGAGATATTTTAACCCACAACATTCTGTTGGTGTGGGAACTTTACCTGGATCTTATTTTACAAGGTCATTTTATGTTGGAAATAATTATATAACCAAGGATATTCCAACACAAAGTATTTACATCCCAAATCATGGATTAAAAACTGGACAAAAAGTTCTTCTTGAGCGCCCTTCTTCTGGAGCAGCCTCTCTATTAGTGGGCAATGATCCTTATGTCACATTTACATTATTAAGTTCAACTGAAGAAGAAGTATACATTATTAATAAATCTGATGATTATATTGGAATTGTAACTGCTGTAGGTCTTACAACAACATCCAATGGATTATATTTCCCCAATAATGCATTTGCTGGAAGTGATAATTTTGAATATACGATTAATACTTTGTATGATGAATATCTATGTAGAATAGATCAAAGTGTAGCAACAGTTTCAATATCAACATACCATAACTTGAAAGATAATGATCTAATAAATTTAGAGGTTATTCCTAGTCAAAATATTGGAATAGGTAATAGTGATTATATTAATCTAAAATATATTTCCAATATTGATGCCATATCAGTAAAAGAATTATCTTTTACTCCATCTGATGTGGATATTAGTCAAAATAGTATAAGCATTACAAATCATGGATTAGTAAGTGGAGATAAGGTATATTATATTTCAACATCTACTCCATCCGGAATAAGTTCTAGTGTATATTATGTCAATAAAATTAATGTCGATACTATAAAATTATCAGAAACATTCAAAGATTCTACCAATAAACCAGCAAGAACTGTTAATATTTCTTCTCAGGGAATAGGTACACAAGCATTATCTCTAATTCAACCAGAAATTCATATAATAGGTAGAAACAATTTAGTATTTGACTTAAGCGACTCCTCTTTGGAAGGATATAATTTTAATATTTACTACGATAGTGACTTTAAAAATGAGTTTGTTTCCTCAGCATCAACCAATACAGTAAGTACATTCTCTGTTATTGGCATTGGGACAGTTGGTGTATCAACAAATGCATCATTAACATTGAAATATGACCAAAATAATCCAAATAATTTTTACTATACCCTTGTAGATTCTTCTTTAGATAAAATCAACTCACTAGTTGATAGTAATAGTCCATCAAAAATATCATATCTTAGCAGTAATTATTCAGGAACCTATAGTATTTTTAATGCTCAAGATGAAACATTTGATGTTTATCTAAATGAGATTCCTGAGAAAAATTATTATGAACAAAATGATTGCCATACATTAAAATATACAACAAATTCTACAAATGCAATTGGTGCTGTAGAAAAGATTTCTGTTACAAATCAAGGAGATCTTTATAGTGATTTGCCATACTACTCCAAAACAAATTCTGCAAATGGTAAAAATTTATCAGTTTTAGCAAAATCAAGTAAAATTGGTAAACTTATATCAAAGCAAATTTTAAACAGTGGGTTTGAATATTCTCTAGATCCAACACTAAATCCATCTTTAAACTCTTCACAGAATTGTTATTTTAAAGATTCATACTATTTGAAACAAGTTAAAGTGTTAGATGGAGGTAAAAATTATCCATCTCCACCAACACTATTGCTCATTGATAGTACCACAAAGAAAGAAGTTGGAGGTGGATTAATAACACCGATTATGTCAGGATCTGGTACTGGAAATGCTAGTATATCTGAGGTAAATATTGAAGTTACTCCACAAGGATTATCAGTTACACCTACAACTGTTGTTGCCGTCAATAATTCTAATGGTATAAGAATTGATAGAGTTACTTCCAGCACATCTGGAATAATGACTTGTATTTTGAAAACCCCAATTTTAGGATTTGCTGAAGATCCATTTGCAGAAGGCGATAAAGTTTTTATTGAAAATATTGATATTTTAGATGGAACTGGTATTGGATTTAATTCAAAAGATCATGGTTATAGTTTCTTTGATGTAATTAGTTATACTGCAGATTCAGATCCTGGTGAAATGGTAATTAAAATACCAACATTATATGGAAATCCAGGTATAGCAGTAACATTCCAAATTGATACTTTTGCATCCATTATTAAAAGTGATAATTATCCTACATTTAAAGTAACTCAAGATCTTGGTATCTTTATTGACGGTGAGGGAATTTCAATAGTTCAAACTGATGGTAGTGTAGTTGAAACTGATTTAGTAGTTAAAAAATCTACAAAGAATTATTTAAAATTATTTGGTGATTTTGAGATCTCCAAAGATACTAAGATTAGAGGAACTGTCTCTGGATCAATAGCTACCATTTATAAAATAACAAATGTGGATGGTAAATATGATGTTTCTGGCACAAGACTTGTAGAATATGGATGGAAATCTGATTCTGGTAAATTAAACTTAGATACACAATTTATTCCAGATAATGACTACTATCAAAATCTCTTATACACAATAAAGAGTGAAAAGACATGGGAAGAAATAAAAACTCCAGTAAATTCAATTGTACATCCAATAGGAACCAAAAACTTTGCCGATACTCAAATTCAAGGAAAAGTATCTAATATAGTTGGAATTGGAACAACATCAGAATCAACACTCGATATTATACAGATATTATCATCACAATCTAGAGTTGATACAATTAAAAATTATGACATTGTAAGAGATTATGATCCAACATCAACATCCTCGAAATTTGTGGAATTTGCTAATGTACAACTTTCCGATTTCTTTGGTTCATCAACAAATAGAGTTTTAAACATTGATAACATTAGTCCCCTATTTTCAAGTTCTGATGATGAAAACTTGTTAAGCAAAGCACCCATAAAGGTACTGTCTCCAGATTTATCATACTATAAATTACTTGTTCAAATAAAAAGTACTCAAACCAATATTGATGCTGGTATTAATCATATTCAATTATCCGAAATTGTAACTATACATGATGGAATAGATACTGCATATTTCCTAGAAAAAACAGTATATTCGAATAAACTTGTTGGTGATGCACAACAATCTTATGGTGCAGTTGGAATAGAAGCTGATGAATATAAAAATTATTCTGTAGTATTCTATCCAGAAAATCCTTTTGATTATGATTATGAAATTAAAGTATTAGAAACTACACAAACTCCATCAAATATTACCACTGAAGATTATTTAAATTTACTATCATCTATAATTCTAAGCGATACTACCGTATTTAAAACTACTGATAGTAGTAAAAACATATTATCTTTAGACTCTAGCATTTACAATTGCTTTGTGACAGAATCTCATGTTGTTGATAGAACCAATAATACATCAAAATATGTTGAACTATTTGGAATTTATAGTGGTACAGGAACAGGTGTAGTACTATCAGAATTTAGTTATTCTGCAGATAATAATGATCTATCGTCAATGTCTGGAATAGGTACCTTTAATGCGACGATTGATGGAAGCAGCAATTTAATCCTATCATTTGAAAATTATACTAATAGTGAATTAAACATAAAAACAAAATCTTATATCTTTGGAGATTCTACTTTAGGAATATCCACATATAAATTTAAATCCTACTTGCAAGATGATGATTCTGTAAGAACAGTAAGAATAGACACTCCATCGTCTCAGACTGGAACTTCTTCTGGTATTGTTACTGTCAGAGAATATGATTCTGTATTGTTTAGTTCTGTAAAAACATTAGCAAGAGTTAGTATTGGAAATACAGTATCCTTACACCAAGTTGTAACTTTGCATGATGGTAATAATTCATTCATAACTGAGGCACCATTAGTAACCATAGGATCATCAATAGGTGCATTTAGATCATCATTATCTAATAATAATCTATGCTTAGAATTTGAAAGAAACTCGAATTATGAGACTTCAGATATAAGCATCTCACAAATAGATTATTCATTCTATAGTTTCTTAGATGAAATTAATATACCTCTCGAATTGAATATTTCTAACTTAGTAGAAACTCAGTCTATTGCAAGATATTATGGACTTAATTCACCAAATATTAATAGATTAAGTTTCCCACTGCTATACAATAAAACTCCAATTTTTGCTAAGAAATTTAATCCAAATAATGAGAACATTTTAAATCCAGATACTGGTGTCTTTACTATAAATGATCACTTCTTTAATACTGGTGAAAGATTAATTTATAGACCAAACTCCACATTTACTGGCATTGGATATAGTTCAATGCATATTCAAGCATCAACAGACATCTCTGGAGTAACTACTACAATTTTACCTAGCGATGTTTTTGCAATAAGAATTGATAATAGTAAGTTTAAATTAGCATCCAATTATAGCAATGCAAATCTTGGAATTGGAGTTACATTTACATATTTTGGTCTTGGAAATAGTCATGAACTTGAGATGTATAAAAAGAATGAAAAATCATTAATTACAATTAATGATTTAGTTCAATATCCACTAGCATATACTGGTATAGCACATTCATTATCTGACACTGATGGTAATGTTGGGTATGCAGATAGTTTCTTCAATTTAAGTGGAATAAGTTCTATCTCACCAATTGATATATTAAAAATTGATGATGAGTATGTAAAAGTTCTTAATGTTGGAATAGGAACTACCTCTGGTGTAATATCTTATCTTGATGGCGATTTTAACATAGTTGAAGTTGAGAGAGGATTCTTTGGAAGTATAGCAACATCACACACAAATCAAACTAAAGTTGATATCTACAGAGGTTCTTACAATATAAATGGTGAAAACATTTACTTTACATCACCCCCAAGAGGAAATATTGGGGACCTTGTAAGTAGAGATGAAAGAAATCTATTCTACCCCAGAGCAACATTTGGTGGAAGAGTGTTCTTGAGAAAAGATTATAGTACTAATCAGGTATTTGATGATATATCAAATAATTTTGATGGAAAAACTACAGATTTCAATATTACAAGATTGGGCGTATCTACGATAGGAATATCCACAGTAACTCAAGGTGGAAATGGTGTGGTTTTCATTAATGGAATATTCCAAACACCACTTACTGAGAATATTGTTGATTATAATTTCAATATGATTCAGGATTCAAATGCTGGAGTTACAACTTTAAGATTTAGTGGATTAAGAGATGCTTCTGATGATAGTCTTACAATTTCGGAGTCTGATGTTAATCAAAATCAACTACCAAGGGGTGGAATTATAGTATCTTTAGGATCAACTTCTGGACTTGGATATGCTCCTCTTGAGGGTGCTAGAGTTCACTTCAATGTTGATGTAAATGGAGTAATTTAAAACCCAGTTGTTTCCGCTGCAACCACTGGTAAGGAAATTGGATTTAGTACAGTATCATATAATAACCAAACTGGTGTACTATCTGTAAAATCTACAACTTCTGATGTCTATAAAATAAAAGAAGTAGATTCAAATCAAGTTAAATTGGTTGGATTGGCATTTACTTGTAACAGTAATCCTGGAGTTACATCTTATTTCCCATCTCACAACGATCCTTTTGATATTATTGGCATAGGAACAGATTCATTTACTCTTAATGTTGGTATTAGTACTCTTGAACATTATTATGTTGGTTTTGGTACCGCATACGTCTGGTTAGATAATTTAACTTTTGGTTCTGGTTATAAGAATCCATTATCATATGCAATTAGAGATGCTGCTGGAGATTATGTACACAAATTTGTCAGCGCCGATGAAGATGCAGTATATAATGGATCTGATACATATGAACCAGTATTTGCAGAGTATAATCCAAAGACTGGAAGTTTATTGTTGAGTATAGAGGATCATGGATTAACTGATAGTGATACTGTACAAATTAAAACAGGATCAATTATATTCACATGCTCATCTGATGGTGATGAGGTACAAATTGCATATCCAAGGGCAACAGATCCCGTTGCTGGAATTGCAACAGATATTACCGCATACACTACAAACAGTATAACTGTAAATGTTGGTTCGATGATTGGATCTGGTGCAAATCTAGACATTACTGTTGGTGCAGGTGGAACATTAGCATTTAATGTTACTGATGGTGGAAGTGGATACGTGAGACCAGTTTTAGATTTAGAACCTCCAACATATGAAAATCTAGAAGTTATAGGAGTTTCTAGACTTTCTGTTGGTCTTACAACACAAACTGGAATAGGAATGCTTGTAAATGTTGAAGTTGGACCAGCAGCGGGAGTTTCTACTGATGGAACCGTTGGTATTGGGTCTACATTATTTGAAGTATCCTCATTTGATGTGATAAGATCCGGATATTCATTTAGAAGAGGTGATGTTCTTACTGTGGTTGGTTTAGTTACTGCCTCAGGATTATCTGAACCAGTAAATGAATTTAGATTATTTGTTTTAGACACATATTCTGACAACTTCTCATCTTGGCAATTCGGAGAATTGGATCTCATAGATTCAATTAAACCTTATCAAAATGGATCTAGACAACAGTATCCATTATATTATAATGGTGATTTGATATCTTTCCAAAAAAATACTGACAATGTAGAATCTGAATCCATTGATTTTAATTCTCTATTAGTGATATTTGTAAATGGAATATTGCAGGAACCAGGAGTTGCGTATGAATTTAATGGTGGAACTAGCTTTAGATTTTTAACAGCACCAAAAGTTGAAGATGATGTTCAGGTGTATTTCTATGTTGGTACTTATGGGGAAGATTCTTCATTAGTTCTTGTAAATGAAAGTATTAAACCAGGAGATCAACTTCAAATTAAATCTGATAATGAATTATTATCAGAAACTACAACTCAAGATATTAGATTAGTTTATGATATAGTTTCTACAGATGTGGTGGAAACAAATACTTATTTTGGTCAAGGTATTGATTCTCAGAATTTAAGACCTGTGGATTGGATTAAGCAAAAAGAAGACCTCGTTATTAATGAAATTTTCTATTCAAAATCTAGAGATTCTTTAGAACCACAAATTTATCCAACTGCGAAAGTGATAGGTGATTTTAGTAGTACCGATGGTACAATATACTTGGATAATGCAGAATTCTTTGATTATGAAGGTACAGCATCAATAGATAAATTGGATCTTATTGTGGTTCCATATCAAGAATCTAATATTATTGGAATTATTACAGCAATTGTTTCTGCTGCAGGAACTATTTCATCATTTGATATTGTTAATGCTGGTTTTGGATACACATCTTTGGTAAAAATTAAAGTTTCAAATCCATTTATAGGAGTTGGTACTAATAGAAGTTGGTATACTGCTGGTATTAGTACAGTAACTAGCGATGTTGGTATTGGTACAACAGCAACTGCATCTCTAACAATAGTTAATGGTTCTATAGAAAGTGTTAGTGTTGTTAATCCAGGTTCTGGATATACAAATACAAATCCACCACAAGTTGTAATAGAGTCTCCAGAATTTGAGAAGGAAATACTTTCTCAAGCTAATGTTGTTAATGGTCTTAGTGGATCTATTGTTGGAATTGCAACAACAACTGTGTCTGGAACTGGAATTGCAATAGAATTTACATTATCAGCAACAAATGACGACTTTACAGATCTGTCTGCAGGAATTCCAATTTATATTTTTGATACTGCTGTTGGAACTGGACTGACTACAATTGACCAAAATGAATCTGACACTATAGGAATTTCTACAGAATATCTAGATTGTGTTTATAAGATACAGTCTGTAAATACTCTAACTGGAATTATAACTTGCAATATATCCAATCAAACTAACATCATTGGAATTGGTACTACTGGAACTAAAGAAAATCCTGTAGGCAAATTCTCATTTGGTAAGATTAGTGGATTTACAAGATCATCAAACCCAGTATCAATTGCAGTGACATCTTTAACTGTTAGTGGACTATCCACATACCCCACAGTACAAAGAAGAAATTCTGGATTGAGAGACACTGGATCTCTTAGAAAATAGTTATAAATAGTAGAAAAAATGGTTTAAAATGTCTGCTTTTGTTACGGATCAATTTAGAATTTTAAATACAAATAATTTTATTGATTCTATTACAGATGAAACTGATTATTATTATGTATTTGTTGGATTAAGTAATCCTTCTTATGCTGGATTTGGAAGAAATGAAAATTGGGATGGTGCTGAAGGTGTATCAGCTTCCGATGCAGTTCTTCCAAATCCAACGGATAATTTAGATTATCTTACTCATTATGGTGATACTTTACAATATGGTAAGAGAGTAATACCTCAAAATGTAAGAAGATGTATTAGAAAAATTGAATGGAAGCAAGGTACAAAATATGATATGTACCGACATGATTATAGTGCAAATAATAGAAGTGCAGTTACAAATAGATCAAGACTTTATGATACAAATTATTATGTAATTAATAGTTTGTATCAGGTTTATGTTTGTATAAGTAATGGATCTACAGGATCTAATCCTACGGGTAATGAATCCCAAGATGAACCACTATTCACAGATTTAGAACCATCAAAACCAGCTGGTACTAGTAATGATGGATATATTTGGAAATATCTATTTACAGTTCCACCTACAGATATTGTAAAATTTGATTCTGTTGAGTTTATTCCTTTACCTAATGACTGGAGTACATCAACAACTACACAAATTGAAAACATTAGAAATAATGGAAATTCGGATTTAAATAATAATCAAATCAAATTTGTATATATTGCAAATTTGGGTAGTGGTGGATATCAATCTGGAGAAGTTGATATCTTAGGTGATGGTTCTGGGGCTAGAGTTTTTATTGATGTCAATAATAATGGACAGATAACAAAAACAACAGTAACTTCAGGTGGATCTGGATATACTTATGGGATTGTTGATCTAGGACCTCTCCAGCAAACACAGAATTTTGTTCAACCAGCAAAATTAATACCAATAATTCCACCGTCAAAGGGACATGGATACGATTTGTATAGAGAACTTGGTTCTGATAAAGTACTAGTCTATAGTAGATTTGATTCTTCTACAAAAGATTTTCCTGTAGATTGTAAATTTGCCCAAATTGGAATTTTAAAAAATCCCCTTAATTTTGTTTCGGATAATGCATACACAAGTTCAACATTTTCTGGACTATATTCATTAAAAGTAACTATTGACGGTACTAACCTTCCCAGAGTGGGAGAAATAATCACACAACCAGTTACTGGTGGAAATGCTTCTGGATACGTTGCATCGTATGATAATGAGACTGGTGTTTTAAAATACTTTAAGGATAGATCTTTATATTATAATGCATCTACTTATGATCAAACTGATTATGTTGGAATATCAACTGATTCGAAAAATTTAGATTTTTCTGGAACTGGTGTGGTCAGTGGAAAAGAAAGTGGATTTACAGCATCCATTGACACCACATTCAGTCAATCCACATTAACTGTAAATAATAAATTAATTAATTT